GAGATGATACTAATACTTTCCCATGGCGTGAGCGCCAAATGATTCGTTTGGAATTCGCTGGTGTTAAAGGCGGCGACGAAAGCAAGCGAGTCACTGTAACTGTTCCTTGTATGGAAATGTGGAAAGAAACTTGCCCTATCCACGCAGAGATTCGTCCTTGGTTCAAGGACAAGAGTCTTGAAGACTTGGGTCGCAAGTATTGGAAAAAGAAATCTTATATCTTTCAAGGCTTTGTTGTTAGTAGCAGCCTTCAGGAAGATAATGTTCCGGAGAATCCAATCCGTAGGCTAATCATCAATCCCAGCATCTTTAATATTGTTAAAGGTGCGTTAATGGATCCTGAAATGGAAAGCCTGTTTACAGACTATGAAAACGGCACAGATTTCCGTTTGACTAAGACCACTAAAGGTCAATATGCTGACTACAGCACTTCAAGTTTTGCTCGTCGTGAGCGCGGCCTAACCGAAGTTGAACTACAGGCTATTGCTACACACGGCTTATTCAATCTCAATGACTTCATGCCTAAGAAGCCTACCAAAGAAGAAGTAGATGTAATCTATGACATGTTCAAGGCTAGTGTTGATGGCGAACTCTACGATGCTAATCGTTGGGGGCAATACTTCCGTCCTGCAGGCGTAAGCGTCGGATCTGGCACAACGGCCGAAGATGACGATACTCCTAAAGCTAGTACGCCTGCTCCTGCACCGGTAAAACCCGCAGTTGTAGCCAAGCCAGCAGTGGTGGAAGACGATGATCCTCCTTTTGAAGCAGACAATGCTCCGGCTCCTGAAGGCAAAAAGAATGTCAATGACATTCTTGCTATGATTCGTAACCGTCAGAAGCAATAACAACAAGGGCTTCGGCCCTTGCTTAAATTATGACACTACCAGACGAACGATATCGCGCTGTAATGTGGGCCAAACAGTTGCTTCACGGCCTGGCCTACGACAAAACAAATTATCCAAGGATCCCAGCAAAGGTTCGAGGGGAAGCAAAAAGCATACTTAGGCATTATCCCATGGATTGGGACATGGAAATGGCTTCAATACATGCTCCGGATGTTTTCCAACCTAAAATGGATCCTTTGGTGCGTATGATGAAATCATACGACATAGAACAAAAGGAAGAACAAAAGGAAGAACAAAATGACAAAGCCGTTTGATGTAAGCAAATTTAGAAAAGAAATCACTAAGAGCATCGAAGGTCTTAGTATTGGCTTTAACGATCCTACTGACTGGATCAGCACCGGTAATTATACACTGAACTATCTTATTAGCGGAGACTTTTTCAAAGGTGTGCCGCTAGGTAAGGTCACTGTGTTTGCCGGCGAAAGCGGTGCAGGCAAAAGTTATATCTGCTCAGGTAATTTAATTCGACACGCACAAGAACAGGGCATTTATGTGGTATTAATTGACAGTGAAAACGCACTGGACGAAGCATGGCTACATGCCTTAGGCGTCGATACAGCAGAAGATAAACTGCTAAAACTTAATATGGCTATGATCGATGATGTAGCCACTACTATTAGCAAGTTCGTTAAAGATTACAAGGATTTAGCCGAAGCCGATCGTCCTAAGGTCTTGTTTGTAATAGACAGCTTGGGCATGTTGTTGACGCCCACTGATGTTAATCAATTTGAAGCCGGCGACCTTAAAGGCGATATGGGCCGTAAGCCTAAGGCCCTAACCGCACTGGTTCGTAATTGTGTTAATATGTTTGGTAATTTGAATGTTGGTCTAGTGGCTACCAATCATACCTATGCTAGCCAAGATATGTTTGATCCCGATGATAAGATTTCAGGTGGACAGGGCTTTATCTATGCTAGCAGTATTGTAGTGGCCATGCGTAAACTCAAACTCAAGGAAGATGAGGATGGCAATAAGACCGGCAGTCAAGTAATGGGTATTCGTGCTGCCTGTAAAGTCATGAAGACACGTTATGCCAAGCCATTTGAAAGTGTTCATGTTAAGATTCCTTACGCTACAGGTATGAGTCCTTATAGCGGTTTGTTTGACATGCTGGAAGAAAAAGGTCTACTCAAGCGCGAAGGCAATAGTTATCTTTACACAACCAAAGAGGGTGAAGTTTTTAAAGCCATGCGTAAAGGTTGGACCAATGACTTGTTGGACAAAGTTATGGCTGACATAATGCTCAGAGATTTGACTAAAGAAGTAAATACAGCGACTGGAACTGATGGAGACTGATAAAACATGTTGCATGAAGATGAAGTAAATTTAATTGTCGATGTGTGGACTAGCGTTAAGAGTTATATAGATAAAAAAGAACGCTATGACGCCGCCAGTACGCTGTTACGAAGCCTAGAGAATCACTATGACATGGACAGTGTTAGCGAAGAACTTCTGGGCAATGACAATGTATTGGACACAGTAATTGCAGATCTTTATGGCACTTCTGAATTGGAAGAGGAAGAAGGCTACGAAGAGGACAATTACGACAGTGACTACGATGACGAATGAGTGATTGGTATAGACGGGTATCGGACGATGTTACAGCATTGCCCGATGCCATTTCATATTATGAATCTGAACTGCAAGGGGCTAGGATTGAAACTAGCCTCAAAGGCAATTTAGAAATGAATGCTAGACTCATGCCCGGCATAGTTGAGCACAGGTTTAATCAATTACAAGAAATCGAAGCAGTACTAGAATATCTCAATATTCAATTACGAAAAAAGCGTAGCGAAGTTTTTAAGAAGTTTATTGAAAACTATAACAGAGCACTCAGCAGTCGCGATGCTGAAAAGTATGTGGACGGAGATGCCGAGGTTTATCAATGGCAATTATTGGTAAATGAGTTTGCTATGATCCGTAACAAATATCTTGGTTTATTAAAAGCCATTGATGCCAAGCAATTTCAAATCAATAACATTACCAAACTTAGAGTGGCTGGCATGGAAGATACCACTTTAGGTTAATTGACACAAAATCCTTTTGGTATTATACTAACACTATCGTAAACAAAACGGAGCTGATGATGCTGAAGGTTGGCGACATTGTTAAGAGTTTTGATTTCAATGGTATCGACACTTGCTACATGGTTGGCAAGGTAGTCGGTGTTTACGAGCGTGATGGTTTTTTTCGTGCCGAAATGCTCAAGCGAGTTTTCGATGGGCAAGAAGCCAAAAAGGAAAAAGCAGACTATTTTACTGCTCCGCTCCAAGGCAACCACTTCATGGATCGTGCGGATAGCCCGCGGGTCGTAGTTATTGCTTAAATTGACACAAATTGGGTTTGATACTATAATAGAAATATGGTAAAGCAAACCGTTACTCTTATTAAGACCCCGACTGCTGTTTTATGGGCCGAACGTGGCCGTTACTATAAGACAGTGGCCCGGGCTAAGAGTGTGGCAATGAAGGAAGCCCGTGAAATAGCCCGCAATGGCTTTAGGGTTTATACCTTCCTAGAAATCCGCGGCTAATGCGTCAATTTAATTGACACAAATTGGCTATTCCTTTATAATACTTAAATCGTAAACAAAACAGGAGTTTTGCAAATGGCTCAAGTTACCGTACTGCGTGGCGAGTATCGCAACACTAAGATTAAAGGTCAATCCTTCCGTCTGTTGGGCGATGTGCGCGAAAGCGCCAAGGGTGGTTTCTTTATTAAGGTTGCTAACGATGGCTTCTTCCCGGGTTTTCCTGAAGAAGTTAAGATTAAGATTAAGACAAGGGATGATATTACTGTGAATGGTTCTACTGTAGCAGACATGTCCGATAGCCAACGCCGCAAGGCCGCTAAGGACGATGGTAGTGTGTTCAGCATTGTTAAGCCTGCTGAACCCGAGGTTTACACCGAAACCGAAGATGCCGCAATTGAGCGCATTCGTGAACGTTTCGACATTCTGAACCAAATGACCGAAGGTGCTACCACTGGTGCTGTTCGTGCTATGATTGTCAGCGGCCCTCCAGGTGTTGGTAAGAGCTTTGGTGTCGAGAAAGTGCTTGAAGAAGCCAGCCTCTTTGATAAGATGGCTCAGCGCCGCAACCGTTTCGAGGTTGTTAAGGGTGCTATGTCGGCAATTGGTCTCTATGCCAAACTGTTCAAGTTTAGTGATGCTGGTAATGTGCTGGTGTTTGACGACTGCGACAGCATTCTGCTTGACGACTTGAGTTTGAACATTCTTAAGGCTGCTCTTGACAGCTCCAAGA